AGCTGAAAGACAAAGAGAAGAAGCTTTAGCATTTGCTAGAAGAATACAAGATGAAAATAAATCTTTAACTTCTAAAGTGAACGTTTTAGATACAGACTATGTGGCTGAGATGGAAGGCCGAGTCAAATCTTCTTTGTTAGCGGCACAACAGAAACTTATTGCTGCTAGAGACGCAAACGATAAAAAAGCAGAAGTAGAAGCTTTAACATCTATTTCTCAACTTGGTTATGAGCAGGCTAAAGTAGCAGAGCTTAAAACTAAACAAGAAATGGAGAAGAAAGTAGCTGCCGAAAAGCCTAAAGAACAGGCACAACCTTATCAACCCACACAAACACCACCTGATCCAAGAGCAGAGGATTGGGCAACTAAGAATGACTGGTTTGGTAAAGACAGTGCTATGACTTACACTGCTTTTGATCTTCACAGGAAACTGACTGAAGAAGAGGGCTTTGATCCACAAACAGACGAATATTATAAGGAAATAGACAAAAGAATAAGACTTGAATTTCCTCATAAATTTGATAAACCTGTGGAGAAGACGACAAGTAAACCTACACAAACTGTTGCATCTGCAACGCGTAGTCCAAAGACTAGTCGCAAAACGGTAAAACTCACACCAAGCCAAGTAGCAATCGCTAAAAAATTAGGTGTGCCACTAGAAGAATATGCGAAACAACTGATAAACACGAAGGAGGTATAGGCATATGACAAATAAACAACCAACTCGTGCGAGCCAAACAAGAGAAAAAACAGAACGAAAAAAAGTTTGGACTCCACCATCGTACTTAGATACACCCAACGCGCCGGACGGATTCCGACACAGATGGGTCAGGACTGAAGTTCTCGGGTACGTCGATACTAAAAATGTACAAGGAAGATTAAGATCCGGGTACGAATTAGTTAGAGCAGACGAATACGGCGAGGATGAATATCCAGTGATTCAAGAAGGCAAATACTCTGGGGTGATCGGGCACGGAGGCCTTGTGCTGACAAGGGTACCAAATGAGATCGCGCAACAACGTGCGAAATACTACGCTAACCTAGCGCAGGAAAACGTTGAAGCAGTCGATAACGACCTCATGAAGGAACAGGACAGAAGAATGCCTATCAATATTGATAAGCAGTCTCGTACAACCTTCGGTGGCAAGAAAAGTTAATTTTTTAACGATTCAAACCAACGAATAAAACAAACAAGGAGAAACGAAAATGGCAAACGCGTCATCTGTAGGTTTCGGATTGAAACCTCTAAAAAAAGCGGGTCAGAATAGAGATGCCGGTGGATTAGGAGAATATCCAGTAGCAGCGTCTGCGACGGCTATTTACAACCAAGACTTGGTTGCAATGGCTAACTCAGGCACAGCAGCAGTAGCTGCAGCAGCTACGGAGCAGAACCTAGGTTCACTTAACGGTGTTTTCTTTACGAACGCTTCGACAAACAAGCCAACGTTTCAAAACCACTTATTAGGCTCTAACACAGCAACTGATATTGTGGCGTTTGTAACTGATGATCCACACCAGATCTATGAGATCAGATCAAATAATACTGGTGCATCAGCTCAAACTGACGTTGGTAATACAGCTGAGATCTCTTACTCAGCGGGTGCAACTCCTAATTACATATCTAAAACAACTTTAGATGACAGTACGTTAGGAACTACATCTCAACAATTAAAAATTGTTGGTGTAAGTAGAGACATCGATAACGATGATCTTACATCAGCAAATGTTGTATGGAGAGTCGTGATAAGCGAACACTTCTTCAAGCAACATGCAGGTATCTAATAGGAGGATAAAATTATGGCGATATCACGTAATCAACTAGTCAAAGAACTAGAGCCAGGATTGAATGCCCTATTCGGCCTGGAATACAAAAGGTATGAAAATCAGCATGCTGAAATTTATACTACAGAGTCATCTGACAGAGCTTTTGAAGAAGAAGTTATGTTGTCAGGTTTCGGAAGAGGTCAGGTAAAACCAGAAGGTTCTGGCGTAGCTTTCGATAGTGCTCAAGAAACTTTCACAGCAAGATACACTCACGAGACAATAGCTCTTGGGTTTGCAATCACTGAGGAAGCAGTTGAGGACAACCTTTACGACAAACTAGCTTCAAGATACACGAAAGCTTTGGCTAGATCGATGGCAAACACAAAACAAGTGAAAGCGGTTAACCCGTTAATTCAAGGTCTTCCTTCAACGGACAACTTTGATTCAGGTGATGGTGTTTCTTTATTTAACACTGCTCACACGACAATAGCGGGATCATTTAAAAACACTTTAAGCACGCAAGCTGACTTAAACGAAACTTCATTAGAGCAGTCGTTAATCGACATTGCTGCAATGACAGACGAAAGAGGTCTAAAAATTGCTGCTAGAGGTGTGAAAATGATTGTTCCAAGTGAACTACAATTCACAGCTGAAAGATTGATGAAATCTCAAGGCAGAACAGCAACAGCTGATAATGATGTAAATGCTATCGCATCAATGGGAATGATTCCTCAAGGTTACAGAGTTAATAACTTTTTAACTGACACGGATGCGTTCTACATCATCACAGATGTACCAAATGGTATGAAGTATTTCGAAAGAGCACCTATCACAACTAAAATGGAAGGTGACTTCGATACTGGAAACGTAAGATACAAAGCTAGAGAAAGATACGTATTTGGCGTATCAGACCCTAGAGGTATTTTCGGCGTAGAAGGTGCGTAATACTTACTAAATTAAAATTAAAAGGGGGCTTTCGAGCCCCCTTTTTTTGTGATAAAGAAGAAAGGCAACCATGAAAAATTTCCGAGTACAGATCAGAGCATACGGCTATTATGCTGATTTCAATGTTAAATCAGAAGATAATGAAAATGCCTTTA